CCTATGAAATTTCTTTCTTGAAGAAGTTTTGTAAACTTTCTTCTATGTTTTGGTGATTGAATCATACTAGAAAGAACTATTTGTTCATTCCTAACATTATGATTTATTACCTTACTTCCCACGCTGACTATCTCCAACGAAAGTTAATACGATATTATTTTCTAAAAGTTCTAGTATGCTTCTCGGCATTTGTTTTCTTAATTCTTCATAACTTACCTGTGAAGTTATGAATGTTACCAGACCATTATAATATCTTGTTCTTAATATTTCATCTAAAAAATCCATTTCAATTTCACTTTTGGTTCTCTTGAATTTTAGAATATCGTCTATACAAAGTGCCGAAACACTTTTTACACCTCTTCTAATTTTTATTTCTTCTTCGGTTAAATTGTTTCTGTATATTAAATCTAACAATGTATTTGACAATACAAAATACAATTTATTATGAAATTCACTTTCTCTAATACTTGAGTTTATTTTTCCAAATAATCCAATAACCTCTTGGGCTACTATGCTCATCATTAATGTTTTACCAATACCAAAAGGTCCACAAAAAATTACACCTCTAGCTGAAGAAACATTTTCTTTTAGATCATCTAAATAATCTTTCAATGAATTTATGTTTTTTTGATTAATCTTTTTTTCTTTAGGCGATCCTATGATTTTTATATCATTAATTGTTTTATTTATAAAAATTTTTGGAATGTTTGATTTATGACATTTTCTAAACCAGGAATTATTTATTATTTCATTTTCAAACATAAAAATACTCATCTCCTTTTTAAAGCTGTCAGAATCAGTTTTTAGAAGTACAAGGTTAAATTATCCCCTAATAGGTTTTACTCTTAAATTTGACTACTTAGGGAGAGTTCTAGGAGTATCTTAAATGATAAAATTGATCCCAATGTTTCTGTTTTCAATAATTATCATAATCTGTCCAATTGGAATTATCACCAAAAGATTGTTCTCTTTCTCTTTTACTTTTGATAGTATTTTGAACTGGATTACTTGAAGTTTTGAAAGTTTTCCAGAAAATATTATTATTATTCGCATAGATTTTATAAAATCCTGCATTTTGAATCCATCTACTGTCTGCGTTATTAAAAATAAAATCAAAACACCAGAGAGTATATTTCTTAAATTCTTCTTTGTCTCCATCGAAATATTTTTCTACAAATAATCCAAGGAAATGACTTTCTTTTTGGAATCTACTGTTTCTTTTGAATTCTGGATCTTCTAATTTGCTAAATTCTAACCAGGTAGACAAATAGAATCCTACCATCTCTAACTTGTTCCATTTTAAAGGTTCTTTGATCTTCCAAGAAATAAATCTTTTACTTGGATACTTTTTAAATTTTTCTATTGTTTCTTTCCTTGTGTTACTTTTCGATTCAGCTTGTCTCAGTTTTTGAAACTGATCTAAAGCTGAAGTTTTATTTTTAGAATTACCAGAGATAAAATCTTCTTTTTTTGCATATTTAATTTTTTTCATTTTTGCTGGCTCTGTACTTCGTATCTTATTATTATCTATTTCTTTATTATTAATAGAAAGATTATTAGTATTATTATAAGATATATAGAGGTCGTTTGCCGTACTTCTGAATTTTCCGTCAATTAAGGTATTTTCGTTTTTTAGCAGTACGTTTGCCGTACTTCTGAAATCATCAGTTTGGAAGTACGTTTGCCGTACTTCTGAATTATTTTTTGTCTTTTTTTCTTTCTTTTTGTTTTTCTTTTTTTCTAATTTTCTAGCATCAATTTTTGTTTTTATATTTTTTAAATATTTCTCAGAAACATAATCTACAATTTTAAAAAAATTTAAGTTATTAAATAGGTCTTTAGATCTGTTGTGTAACTTTTTTTCTACTAATCCTAACTCTACTAAATTTTGAATAGCTTTAAAGACAGCAGTTCTAGAAATATGACAACCATCAGCTATTGTTTGATAAGTAGGGTATACTTTTTCGTATCGATCACTTAACAACGTCAAATAGAGATATACTATTTTTTCATATGGGCTTAAAAAATCTGCTTCTAGTATTGATTTACTTATTGACAAGTGAGAACTTTCTTCCTTAAAAAAACCAAAGTCTGAATTAGTTTCTTTATAAATCATAAATAAAATCTCCTAATCAATAGTAACTAAATCTTCTATTTTATCTTTATTTATTTCATAAAATTCTTTAGAAACCAATATCTTAACTCTTAAATCATAATTATTTTTACCAATTTTAATATATTTTATTAAACCTAATTTTCTTAATTTCTTTATTGAATTTAATAATAATTCAGATTCTGTTTTTGCTAATCTGGTTAACTCAGAAATATCTAAATCTAAAAAATCTCTGTCTACCAGATAATTAAAAAATATATATGTGTATTTATCATGGAGGGTTAATTTTTTGCTTGTAGTCTCTATAATTTCTCTAGGAACTAAGAAGTATCCTGTATTTTTTCTTACTATTCTTATATTACCCATTTATAACTTCCTTTCTATTAAGACATTTATTTGTAATTGTATAATCCCATTTTGAAATTCTTCCTTGGGGTGAATGTATTGCCTTTCTAATCAAAAAACCTTTCTCTATTAAATCGTTTATGGTATTCCTAACAGTATCTTTCCCCTCACTACTAAATCTTGCTAATTTCAGAATGTTTATATTTTCTTTTTTCTTATTCAGAACAATAATACCAAGAACAATCCCTTTGGCTCTCCAAGATAGTTTCGGATTTAGGATGAAATCAGAATTCAATCCATTCAAAAATAATCACTCCTAATTTTGTTTTCATAACTTTAAATATATACTGAAAATAACTATTTACTTCTTAGATACTATTGAATAAAAAAATAACTTCTGAGGTTTATCAAGTCTCAGAAGTTTTCCATAAGAGATATATTAAAAGAAAGGAGGACGGGAATGATCATGCCAATAATCTTCCTTCTTTTAATATATCAAAATCTTTTTATAATTTCTCACCGAATACCACTTACCTAAAGAAAAAACTTTAACAGTCTTGAAATAACTTTTTAATTTATCCAGAACTGAATCATCAAAAACATTCTTATCCCAGACATAATAACATATAGCATCAACTTTACCTGGGTGTCTACGTTTCATACGTCCGGCCTGTTGAACTATTCTTCTCTTATTGTTAACCGTAGGGGTGCAAATAAAGCCCCTATTAAGCTGACTTATATCTAATCCTTCGTCTGCTACTGCCGTACCAATTAGAACCCTTAATTGACCCTTCTCAATCAATCTCTGGGCTAATTTATATTCTTCCTCAAGACCTCCGATTGCTAGTTTAGCTTTAATTCCTTGTTTCTTCAATTCTTCTTTCCAATTATGGCAGAATTCCAATCTATCAGCCAGAAGAATAGAGTAATTTCCTTTATCATATTCTTTCTTTAGGAATCTGAAAATCAATTGATTCCTTTCGTCATCGTTAACAATCTGATTCAGAAATTCATTGTAATCTATTCTTTCGTCTTCACCTATTTCTTTGGGATCATAATAAAAATCTGTTGGGATTACTCTTATTTCTACCTCCATTGCATCTCCGGCTTCCTCCAGGTCTGAATCTTCTACGGAGGCTACAACCGGTCCAAATGTTTGAAACATTAAGAATTGCTTTCCATCTTTTCGGTAAGGGGTAGCTGTACCACCTATCCTATATTTTGCTTTCATATGATTTACTATGTTTAAAAACATTGGAGCTGCTGCCCGATGTATTTCATCACCAATAACAGTTCCAAAAAGATCGGATAGTTTTTTAACGTCTTTAGAGACACTATTTATGATTCCGACGGTAACTATTCCTATCTCCTTCTTACCTCCTCCGTAAGAGGCTATCAGGGGCGTTGTCGTTGATTCAGAAGTTGATATTAAACCCTTCAAATTCTTAACCCATTGATCCTGTAATTTTTTAGTCGGAACAATAATCAAAGTTCTCTGACCAAGTTGAACCATAGTTTGAATTAACATTATTGTTTTTCCGCTTGAACAAACACCCTTAATGATTCCTTGTTCAGCTTTTACAGCCTCGTTAACTGGTTCTAGTTGATACTCTTTTAGTTTAATAGTTGACTTAAACTTAAAAGGTTTGACTATTCGCTGATCAATTATTTTAAACTTCAACTTTTCTCTTTCAAAAATATTAAGTATTTCCTGGAAGGAGCCTCTGGGTAAAGATATGAATTTTTTATCAATCTCAAAAGTTCTTATGTACTGATTTTCAGTAGGTCTAAATCCGGCAGCTCTCATTTTGTAATATGTAGGGTTCTTCATAGTAAACATATCTTTCAATTCTTTGATTAAGGTCTTTGAAAGACTTTTTAAGGGTATTTTGATTTTATCCTTAATGATTAACTCTATCAAATAAATCACTTCCTCAAATTATCTTCTATAACAAAGTAATTGTTCCACGTGGAACATTTTAAATATTCCTAACTATTATTATATCTAAATACTTTTACAAATAAAAAAAAGAGAACAGTTGTGCAAAACTGTTCTCCCCAGAATTTCTAATTTCCGTTCCAGAAATTCTGTATTGGTTTGAATCTTAAATATAAATATATAGTAACTCTAAAAGAAAATCAACCTTAATTTTGATAATCAATAACTTTTGTAGTTCTAATTTCTTCTTTAGGTTTTTCTGCTACAATTTCTTTTGTGGTATTTTCAAAAACAATACCACTTCTAAGACCATGAATACCAACAGAGGCCAATCCCATCACCATCCCTTCCACAGCCCCATCTATCGTCCTAAAAGATAACAAACCAACAATTACACCTATCACAGCCATAACCCAAGGTATATATTTGTTATTTAATTTGTTGGTATGAAATCTGAATAAATATCCTAAAGCATTTAAAAATACTATTACTGTTGATACTGATATTTTTGAGGTTAAAAGTAGATC